GTGTACCAGGAGCAAGATAATTAACTGCAAATCTACCTTTTCTGTATTGTCCAGACTCTATCTCTCCTGATATGTTAGTTTCAGTAAATACTGCATCTTCCATAGCTATTATTGACATCACATTAATTTTTGCCATAGAAGCCATAAGTCCTATGATTTGGTCATACTGTCCTTGTAATCTGTCAAAAGCAAATTTCTTTGCAATAACAAATGCAGGTCCACTATCTAGTGGATTTGGTATGAAGTCAAGAATAGTTGCAGAAGTCATATGGAATATATAAGTTCCATCTAAATTGTAATACTCTGCTATTAAGTCACCTTCGCCATTTGAGTTAGCCCAACTACCATTGTAAGAATCTGTATAAGCAGAAGCATAAGCATTACCTATACCTAATGTATTAGTTTCATATCCATCTTTAGACATAATCTTGTCTGCAGATTTTGGATAAGTTCTTGCTAGAGCTTCTTTAGGAACTCTACGAACTATAGCCATTTCTTTTGGTTGTTGGTCTGCACCAAAGTAACCAGGGAAACAGTTGTAAGGGTCTCTTAATTCTGCACAAGGATATGGCGTACCATCAGGTCCTTTTTTTTCTCTAATGACCCATACAGCAAAACCATAACCAGGTAGCCATCTACCTACTTGTGGCATTTGTAAATCTAATTTTTGTGTGTCATCATAAGCTGTAACAATACGAGCTATCTTATCTGCTTTATTTCTAGCTCTATCTGAATCTTTGCTATTAGGTACATCTACTTTTAAGTTAGGAATACGACCTATCTTTTGTGATAAGTGTTCTAAACCTGACATCATTAAGTTAGGTACAGGTACTTGCCAATCTTGAAAACCTTTAAGGTTATCTCCAAGTAAAGCCTGAATACCATCAGGTCCACCATTCATAATTGCACGAATACGACCTCTAGTAGAGTAAGCACTCTGATTATCAAAGTGTAAATTGGTTATAGCGTATTGTATTTCTTCTGGTTTCACTTTAACCCCAAGGGCTTTCATTCATATCGCTTATATCCCATTCTCCAAAACTTGGTTCATAATCTAATCCTACCTCAGCTAATCGTTCTTTTCCTAATCTTCTTATAACTTTTAATGGAAACCAACTAGCCATTACAACATCTGATTTATAGTTTCTTGCCTTACTAGCTCTACTAGCAGCAGATGAAAAATAAATTAGTTGTCTACGATATATATTACTCTTAGTTTCGCTTTCTGTATCACCATAAGGCAAATTTATTAGCTTTTGCTCAAACATTTGTTGCATACTACCAACACCATAAATTGGGTCATATTTGTTTTTCTGTGTTTGATGACCTTCAAGGTATATACCATTTCTACTACAGTATTCTTTTAATTCTGTATCTTGTCTAATAGCTTTTTGAAACCCATTCTCTTCTATAACCCAATGAGATAAATTATATTTATCATGCCATTTCTTTATAGATTTTCTTGCTTGTATAATTCCACCACCTTGTTCGTTTTCTATATCTACTAAAAACAATTCCCCTGTTTCTGGATTGGCTGCCCATAAGAAACATGCTTGGAAACCTGTAGATGCTGGGTCAAGTCCTGCAATTAAATGCGTACTTGCTGGTATCTGTCCTACTACTCTATTTACATCTCTGCATTGGTCTATATCTTCTGAGTTAAACATTGTAATACCTTCAACAAATGCTTTGTTTAGATATACCATTTCGTAAATAGCTCTACCACCTGTAGTGTCAGCATTATTCTTTTGTGACATTAACCATTTAAAAGTTCTTTTACTTGCCCATAACATACAGTCTTGATGTTCTAGTATATCTGTTTCTGGCAATACACACTCTGAACTATGTGCTTCTTCTACTATTGTTTCAAACTCTGGGTTTTCTAATAAAAAATTATATAAATCTTCAGGGTGCTGTCTAGAACCTATAACAACTACAGCAGTATGTTCCTCTTTACGAGATGACAAAGTAGTTGTCCACCATTGTCTTGTCTGCTCTCTAGCACTAGGTTGTATTGTTGTACCATGGTCCTCAATGTCATCAGCAATAATTAAATCACAGTCACGAGAAAGAATCTTACCACCTTTACCCACAGCTACCATAGTAGGTGATTTAATACCTGTAACTGTTCTAGTACCTATAGTAAATTGTCCAGATGACCAAGATTTACCTGACCTAACTTTAGGTTGGAACTTAACTCCTGGTCCATTTATTTCTTCGTTTAATTGTTCATTGTTTTCTAAATGGTCAAGTACAGCACCTACTGCATTCTTAGCAATATCTTCATTACCACCTACCCACATAATTCTTATGTTTGGATTTTTACATATCTGCCACACAGCAAAGTGTGTAAGCAAGTCTGTCTTACCATGTCTAGGTGGACTTAGTATCATTTGTTGTTTACCATTTTCTATAGCATCAACAATGTTGTTTATCCAGTTTTCATGAAACTCTGCTGTTTCGTATAAGTCACCAGTTTCAGTTTTAAAATACCTATCTCTAAACTCTTTAAAATCTTTTAATGACTCAACTGTATCTTCTGATATAGACCAGTCTTGTTGTGCTTCAAAATTTTCTTTATCTTCTAAATAAGCAGCATACATTCTTGTAATTTGACTTCTATCTATTTCTAATAAATCTGCTACTTGTTGATGTGTTTTCTTTTTGTTTTCTATATCTGCAGCATAGTATTGAACAAAATCTGGATATTTAGCTCCTCTAGATTTAGATTCATGTGAGCCTCTTTTATCTACTTTTTTATCACTAGATAAACTTTTTAAATAACTAACTCTACGCCTACATTGTGTACTGCAAAACTTTCCACCTTTAACAGCTACTTTGCGACATTCCTCACCAGAATATTCATTTCTTTTACACCTAGGTCTAGGCATTATGTTTTCTTTGGAAGTTTTTTTATCTTTCCATTTTTAGTTCTAGCAAATCTTGCAGATTTAGTTTCCATACTTGGAATAAGTGTACCACTATGTGTTTGGTTACCCCATCTCCAAGTTACTCTTCTACCTGCCATTACTTACCTACTTTCTTTTGTGCATTTTTATGTGCTTTACTAAATGATGTTCCTCTTTTCATAGAGTTAGTCATATACTGTAAATGTTTTTTTGTGTGATGTACAGAATGTTTTTTCATAGTCTGTTGTTGTCTTTTAGTTAAAGTAGATACATCTACACCTTTTATTTTCATTATTTTTTCCTTAGTTTTTTAAAATCAGCAGCAGTCAATTTATTTCTTGGAACTGCTAACTTTGCAATTTTTTTTTGTTTTGCAGAATATCCTTTTTTACCTTTTGGCATAGTATCTCCTTACCAATCTCTACAAGCCCAGTAACGAGCAGTAGTCTTATCTTTTGCAGTAGAACATTTATGCCTAGCACGAAACGAAGCTCTTGCTTTAGGATTGCTTTTACGAACAGGCATATTTGGGTCACCAAACATTACTTTCTTTACTTTGCCATTAGACATAACAAAAACTTTTTTTGACTTACGCCCATATCCTGGTTCGCCTTTCCTAATAGCTGTAGGACTATTTAACTTAACCTTCATCCCTTGCCATTCAGCCATTTAGTATCTTCTACCTTTTTTCTTTCCAGGTTTCTTTTTCTTCTTCTTATAACTATACATAAGTTTTAGTTCTCCTAACTATACTATATCTTGTATGAGTGATTATATAAAAGGAAATAAATATCCAAATCATAAACCCTCTACTTCATATAGTAGTGGAAGAATTTGTTTGGAGGAAACCTGCGATACAGTTATATCTAAATATAACAAGTATAGATATTGTAATATTCACAAACCTAAATCCTTTCCTAGAATCAAAGGCAGAAAGCTGCCTGATGGTTTACAAGAACCTCAGGCGTAAAAAAAATTTTTTTATTCAAAGAAACTTGATAAATCGTTTTCACCACAATTAGGACACAGACCTTCAGTTAGTTGGTCTTCCCAAAAAGGATTTAAACATTGGTCACAATCCATTACTGGTATTTCTGTCATAGCTTAACTGTACCACACCCTAGACAAGCTAGGGCTATACAGGGAGGAACATGAATAAAGAATCATGTTAATTTCTATAATAACAGAAAATGGCTAATGAGTTGCCCCAAAAACCATTTCCTGATTATTTAGTTGTTATTAACAGGTACTTGTATTATATCTACCTTCTGTTACTATTCAACTATAAATATTATTTAGGAGTACTTAGATACAGGTAAAGAGGGCATCAGGAGCACAAAAGGCTTACCAGGGAAACCTGACCAACTAGAAAGACAAGTAAGCTACCCAAGGTCTAATCAAACTATCTAATCAGGCAGAATCGCAACTACATTGCATTGGATGCCTGTTATGAAAAACGAGCTAGACTAGACACTATTGAAGAAATGTAAAGAGTGTAAGAATACTCTAAAACAGATAGGTAATCAACCAAGGTACTACTGTGATAGTGCACCCACTAGATGTAGTATGTCAGGTAAAACACACAATATATAGTAGACCAATTGTTTACTGTATTGTTCACTTTGTGTAAGTTAAATATAGGTATCTAAGACATATAATAATAGGGTAGCCAGATTGACATTACCATTTATTTTATTGGTAATTTTTACCATATATAACCTCTTGAAGTTTTCTAGAATTCATCTGTGGTTAAATGTTTTATTCTGTGTTGGTGTTGTGACTATATGCATGAAGACTTATAGGAAAAACTTTAAACCACCCCCCACCCATATTTAAACCAAGGAAAAAAACTTTATTAAATAACTTGACAATATATATTAACTGACTATAGTTATTAACAAGTATTAATTAACTAAGGGAGAATAAAACAATGACTAAGAAACACTTTGAAGAAATTGCAAATAACCTAGAGTATAGAGCATTAGTAATTTTTAATGGTGAGGCAACTTATCAAGAAAAATGGTATGCTCTATCAACATTACTAGCCCTTGTTTATGATTTAGTTCAAACATTTTCACAGTTCAATAAAAACTTTGATGGTGGAAGATTTATTCAAGCAAGTCAAGTTGCTAAATATAAATTAGAACTAGAGAGAGAACAAGCAACAAAACTTGCAAGTGGTATCTAGTAAAACTCTAGGAGGATATTTTAACAGGTATCCTCTAGGAGCTTTATAAAAGATAAAGCCAAAACTAAGGGGAGGAATAATGAAAACAACAGAGATAATACAAAAAGAAATTAAAGAGAATTTACCTAATGGTATTGAACTTACTGATTATGAATTAGCTTATATATCAACACAGGTGCATAATTCTTTAATGTATGATTTACAAAAAAAACTTAAAGATAATTTGAGTTTATGTTTTACAAAACCTAGAACAACTGTATAACTCCCCTTAGTTATACGATACGAAGGAAGGCCCCCTGTTATTGCAGGGGGTTTTTCTTTTATATGAATTGACAACAGATGTACACATGGTTTATACTTGTATATGGTTATTAACAATGGAGGAATAATGAAAGAAACAAACGAGCGATTTATTATGCACAACTTTATTAAGGAGATTGTGTCAGAGATAGAGGAGGAACTGAAAGACAACGACCACAGTTACCCTCAAGACCTAGTTACTGAAATAGTTGATAGTTATGTTCCAATTTATAACAGTGGTGTTATAGAGTTCGCCAACGAGTTGGAGGGGCAGGACTGGTCAGATGTATGGCTAGGAGCTACTTATATGGAGTTTCAACACGAGGGCGACAACATAATAAGACAACTGCAGATAAATATATTTCAACTGTTGTATGAAAAAGTATGCAACCACGAAAAATTAAAGGAGTTGATTTAATATGACATATTACGAACCAAGAGGTGATGTAATTAAAACAGTAGCCACAAAGATAGTAGAAAAAAATGAAGTAGATTTAGTTGAATACTATCTACGCATGGCTTACCAATACGACCAACACACATACATGAACGATTTACGCTGGATACTAGATAATAAATTCGAGGATTGTAATGTTGAGGAAGTAAAAGAACATACCAAGGAGATGTTAGAAATTTCTAGCGAAGATGATGACATGTTCGAGGATATATTAACAGAGGAGGAATAATGGCTAATTTAGTAACTTTCACTAGGCAAAATGGTGATATAGAATACACAGAATTTAGTTATTTTATTAATAATGATTTAACTGAAGAAGATTATATTAATGAAGTGTATTTTGGTTGTGATGACCTAACAGAAATGGAGGGTAAATATAAAGATACACTAAGCACTAAAGATGCTTATTGGTTTGGAGATGAGTTAGTAAGTGTTTATAAAGTAGATGTTATTACACAAGAAGAACTAGACACCCTTAAAAAATATTGGGTAGTTTAAATAGAGGAGGAATAATGCAGGTATATATATTAATAGGTTGTGTTTTGTTTGCATGGTTTTTATCTGGTCTTATGGCTGATAACTACGCACTACGCAGACATTTCAAACAACAACAAAAGCTAAGCAAGATTGATTTAGATAGATACAACTTTGTTGTAGGTATGTTAAATCAAAAACAACAGAGAGATTTGCACGAATACTATGTATTAACAGGTGCAATAAAGGAGGAATAATTAATAAAATTAAATTTACAATATGGAAACTAAAAGCATCATATAGAATTTATAAATTACAAAGGAGGAATAATGCCTAATAATCCAATGATATGGGATATTACTATAGTTGATGATGATGATAAGTGGTACACCATACATAAAGTTGAACTATTAAATGACATAATTGATGTTAATGATTTGCAATTAATAGAAAAACCAAAACCAAAAGAGGAGAAATAATGTCAAAAAAATTTAGGAGTTATCCTAACTCGTACGAAGTTATTGAACATTTACAAGATGAACTACAAGCAGAGTTAAATAACCTAAAGAAAGAAAAGAAAGATAGTATTAGGTGGTGGAGTGATGATAGATATGCACGATACGATACTAAGAAATATATATACAAGCAGCAGATTAGACACCTAAAAAAACTATTTAAAGAGGTAGAGTTAGCAGAACTCAATGATGAATTAGCTTATGATGGTGCAATGGACTACCAAAAACCACCATTTTAGCCATGACATACATGTTAATACCTGTTAAAGTTGACACTAGATATGTACATTTAAAGGAGGATAAATGATAGATGTTAATGATATTGAATTGACACTAGAAAATATACAACAACAGATAGACCACAATCAAAACAACTTAGACAATTTATTAGAACAACGACAACAAATTGTCACACATGCTTACAATAATGGTCTATCCATGATAAAAATTGCAGCAATACTTAAAGTTACAAGACAAAGGGTATTCGCAGTTATACAGGCAACAAGAACAGAGGAGGAATAAATGAATAAAGAAACTAAAAAGAAACTTCTTGCACCTTTTCCAGAGGAGGTTGTACAAGACCCACCAAAGGGAAAGTTTGGGAAGTTTGTAAACCATGCAGTATATGTGGAACGACTAAGAGATGCTGATGTTGATTATGAATGGGAGTTTGAACCTGTCATTATTAATGACAAAGTTATAGGTGCTAAAGGTAAGTTAACTATTGAAGGTAAAGTTTATATGGGTGCAGGAGATGTTGAAGGACCTGCGTTAGCTAGAGCAACACAGGGTGAGTGTCTTAAACTTGCAGAGAGTGATGCTTTTAAAAGAGCTTGTATGAGAGCAGCAATAGGCGTAGAGTTATGGAGTGGAACTGATGATTTTTATGATGATGATGGAGCACCTCCACCAAAACCAAAGCCAAAGCCAAATAAACCTAGTTCAACTGCAAAAGAAGTAGCAGTAACAACTAACGATAGTGCTAACAAATTTGCAGAGGACATTGGAGCTACAAAACAACCTGTTGCAGAGCAATTGAATACGATACTAAAAGAAATGATACCTAACTCAAAAAAAATGGGAGAGGTAAAGACTAAAATATACAATGACATGGTAAAAGACACAGAGGTTAGCGAAAATGTTAACAACTGGACAAGTAAAGACATGGACAAATTCTTAAATAGGGTTGAAGTGTTTTTAGAGGATGAAAATATTCTTGATGTTGTGTTTGATACGCAACCAATACAAGATGAAACAAAAGGAGATGAAATGACAGACATACCAAGTGGAGCATGGGAACAAGAGCCACCTACAGACAAGCAGCTTAAAACATTTAATGATAAAGTTGCACAGGCTACTGATGATGGACAGACAGAGCTTGTAAAAAAAGCTAAGGATTTTTTAGCTAGTGGTAATGCAACAAAGAAAAATATCTTTGATTGGATTGACACAGATGGCGATTGGACACTCAAAGACCCATCTTAATTATGGAATTAGAAAGTGCAGGGGAACTCTTTAATGTTAAGAAACTTAAAGAAAAATTAAAAGAAAAATATCCTAACTACAATTTTGATATACCACCTGAGCCAGATAGAAAGTGTAAAGCACCTTATCTTTGTAAGAATAAAGATAAAGTAATGTACACAGACAGCAAAGGTAATTTATATTGTGGACAGAGATATAAACTACAAGATGACAATAACCCATACAAATGGGAATGGAGGACATGTAATGCCTTACTCAGAGAGAAAGAGCAGGGAGCTAGAACAACTGAACTACCATTTTAATTTTGACTATGATGTATGGGTTAAGTTAAACAAAAGAGGAAATAAAAGGAGAAAGAATGATTGATGTAATGTTAAGCAAAGCAACAGAGGGTATGTTGATTGCAGAATTATTAAACAGGAGAAACGAAAAGGAAGTGCCTTTGTTTATGGGCAAAAGTATATTGTTACCTAATGGACAACAACAACTACTTGCAATACTTCCTAACATACAAGTACTTACAACAGTAAATCAAGAAGAAGAGTAATGCTTTTTAACGAAATGGATTACAACGACAGGGTAAAAGATGGTGTTGGTAAACAAGCAGAGGATATTTTTGAACAACACCTTACAGACTTAGGGCTAGTTAAACAAAAGGATTGGTTAAAAGCAGCAACTAGCCCATGGGAACATAGTATTAATTTCTTTTGGTACTACACAGACATAATAACTATTCCTGATTACATCTTTAACAGGAAAGATAAGTTATTTTTGACAGAGGTTAAAGGCACAAAGAAAATAAAGTTTTCTGATATGGATAAACTACAAGAGATGTATGACAGAGCAAAAGATTATCCTGAAGTTAAAGTTGGTTTGACTTATGTCAACAGAAAAACTAAAGAGGTCAAGTGGTATTCATTTGAGGAAGTACTACAGATGTGGGATAGCATAGAGGAATACGAAACTTATCACGAGAAAGACTTCAAAGGTCAAGAGAAAAAGTTTAAGACATTACCTTTATAATATCTTTAAGTTATCCCAACCTTTTTTATTAACAGTAAAGGTAAGCACACCAGGGTGCGACCACATACCACTTCTAGCAGTAAAGTCTAAGGATTTATCTAAGCTAGGTGATTGAAACCAAGTCCTATCTCCCTGCTGCTTTGCACGAAAGTGATGGTAATGACCTGTAATAAGAATTTGTGCATCTTTTGCAGGTAAAAAGCCATACATCTGACCTTTCCACCAGTTTTCTATCTTAGTTTCAGGATTACCTCCACTAAAACCAGTCATGTGACCATGAGTCCAAGCACATGGAATAGTTTTGATGGTCATAACTTGATGAAAGCCATCAGGAACTACAACAGATACCTTTTTATATCTCTCAGGGTTAGCTTTCATTATCTCTTCACATATCTGCAAGTGCATAGTATCTGTGTTATCTAATCTGTTAGTAACAACTTGACCTTTTTGTGAACGAGAAGCCTCACCATGATTACCTGGAGCGCCTGCCAAAATTAATTTATCTGCAAGTGGTAAGAATGTCTCAACTGTTTTCATCATCATAGACCTAGCCAACGCATACTGTTCTATCATTGTTAGTTCAATGTTAAAAGGTTGGCTATCGTAAAAACCATAACAGTTTTCTGTAAGGTCACCTAGTCCAATCATATATATCTCATCTATCTGGACACCTGCCTTACGCAGTTCCTTAATTCTATTTACTGCATCTTGTAGGGCTATATCGTAGCGCTTAATGGTATTCTCAACGCCATAATCTTTCTTACCTAGCTGCCAGTCAGCCATAAAAAACAAAAAAGCAGTATCACCTCCATGTGTTTTAAGTTTTAATGGTGGTTTTCTACCTGCTTGTTTGAATAATGCTTGGAAATACCTGTCATGTCCAGGTCTTTTCTTCTTTACAAGCCCTTTAAAGGCAAAGAATGTCTCAGTTCTCCCACCTTTCAGTTGAACTTGCCATGAAGATGACCTAACTGTACCCTCAATTTCGTATAATTTAGGGTCATACCCCCATTGTTTTAGAATTTCATCAAACTTATTGTTGTAGTTTGGGTCTGTTCCAACATGTGTGATTTCACCTTGCCCAGTTTGGTCATTAATATCTACGCCAGGTTTCCAACCTGACTTATAGAAGTTGTTACCCCACTCTTCAGGTGTAGTTTTTTTGGACATTTGTCCTCCTTTGCCCTGTCATTGACAGTTTACTACAAAGGAGTGACAAAATCTATTACTTAGTTATTTGTTTTTTAGCGTATGTCTTGATGACTGCAAGTGCAGCACCACCACCAGCTAATGCAGCTAACTGAAGTGTTTCAGCTTCTACACCAACTAATGGAGCAACTGTTAATGCACCTATGAACGCTTCAATGAAGGTCCAAGCTGTACGCTCAATCATATCTTTGAGTTCTTCACTCATTTTATACTCCCACGATTCTGACCAAGGTGTCCACCATAAATCCTTTTTGAACTTACCATCTTTGTCTCTTGCTCTTTTAATTCTATCAAACATTATCTTATTATCCTGCCTTTCAACATAGCATTTCCCACTAAGACATTACCATTGACTTCTTCTAGTTTTTCCATAACTGTTTTAGCTAGTACTACATCATCAGTAGAAGCATTTGATGCAGGTTTTTCTAATAATTTCGTTATTGTTGTGTACTCTATGGTTACTTTTTTACCAAGTAATAACTCTTTTGCAACCTTGTTATATAGTTTTGAGTACGCTTTGCCTGAATGTCCTATAAACCCATCATCACTTATATCTAAATCTTGTTGTGTTTCTCCTACAATTAAGCAACCAGATGTATGTTCATCTGTATTACCTGCGTGTATAAGTATGTATGTAAAGTTAGGTACATCTTGTAAGTGCAACATACCATAGTGTGAGTTACCATATCTGGTTTTGTATTTTTCGTGGAATCCACCAACAGTTCTAAACTTTATCTCGTATGTACCCTCTGGTATGCAGGTTTCGTGCATAACTTTTACTGCCTGGTATTGGTCCTCTAATGTATAACATTCAAACTGACCATCAACTAGAAGTATTCCATTAGTTGCATCTGTTCCAAATTGAGTTCTAACAACTGTGAGTTTCACCTATACCTCCATATTTACAATTACACACGCTTATATGTGTTCCATTTTTATCTATATAAGTATAGCACTTACTTTCCACCACAACAGCCACTACCACAACAGTCCATTCTATTCTCCTTTTCTAAAACCAATGGTTAATAACCATATAGCTAATGTAATTATAGTAGCTAAACCTGTAACTTGCTGTGCTGAACCAGTAAGGGTGAGTGTAGCAATAACTAAACCTACTAAAGTCCACGAAAGATTTAGTGTTTCTTTAATTATTTCTATAAACCAGTTCCATATTTTTTTAATCATAAACTTTTCCTCATTACAAATGCTGCAATACTTACTATTCTAGTCAAGATTACAGGAACTACGACTTCTTGTGCTTTTTCTTTTTGGTCTTGTGTCATATCATCACCAATGCTACTTATAGTTATCTCTTCAAAATCTAAATCAACAAAAGTTTCTATTGGATTTTCTAAGAATGCTTCGTACTGTACCTCTGTAACAACATCAGCAAGAGTATAGTTTTCTACATCTGCGTTCTCTACAGCTCTCTCTACATATTCCTCTACTGCTTCAGCTACTACTTCATCTTCTTTGACAGCTTCAGCTATTATCTCAACATCTTCAGTTTCAACTTGTAATACTTCAGCAACAACTTCTACTTGTTCCTCTGTAAGTTCTTCTATCTCCTCAATAGCTTCTTCAACTACTGCTTGAACTATCTCTTGTACTTCTTCTGATACCTGGTCTAAGTTCTGTACACCAATATCATTAACTTCTTCTAGGACTTCTGATGCTTCTTCGTTGGTAAGCTCTTGTACATACTCTTGTATAGCTTCTTCTTTTGCTTCTTCATACTCAACTAACTCCTCTTCTGTAAATTTCTCTATCTCTTCTTCAGTTGCTATCTCTATCTCTATAACAATAACTTCTTCTATCTCTGCAACTTCTACTTGTAGTTCCTCTTCAGTTAATTCTACAACTTCTTCTACATTAAATATATCAGTTATAGATTCTATAATATCTACAGGTTCTTCTTCAACATCTTCCTGTATTGGCTCAACCAAAATCTCCTCATCTTGAAGTTCATCTTCTGTGATGGGGTCATCTCCAGGTATCTCTTTGTCCAACTCATCTTCTATTTCCTCTATAATTTCTTCTTCAATTATTATAACTACAATATCATCTGGTATATCAAGTATTATTTCTTCTTCAATAATCTCTATGATTTGTATAGTATCTTCTATCTCTTGAATAACATCTACGAACTTTTGTATTTCTTCTTCAGATAAATCATCAAGAATAATTACACTATCCTCTAACTCTTCAAGTATAAGTAATTCTTCCTCTGCTTCTATCTGTTCTTGAATTAATTTTTCTTCTTCAGCTTTTATCTCTTCTTCTATTGCAGCTATTTCTTCTTCTGTGAGTTCCTCAATGACTTCTTCCTCTGGTAGTTCCAAATCTGTAAGTCCATCCACCACCACATCCTCTTCAAGTATCTCATCTTCTATCTCCTCTTCTGCGATAATATCAATAACATCATCAGGTATGTCAGAGCAGTCACCATCTTGATAACCAAACCAAACTCCACTTTCTACTGCTTCCAAGTATTCTTTAAACGATAAGGGATTGTTAGGATGTTCGCAACCATATTCATCCCACGCAAGATAGGTTGTGTTACCATCTTCCACGACATCTTCTGCTTTAGGTAGCGTTGTAGTAGTCGTAGTCGTAGTTGTAGTCGTGGTAGTAGTCGTTGATGATGTGGTAGAGCTTGTTGTCGAACTAGATGTCGTTGAAGTAGGTACATAATGATAATTATATAATACACTTTCTACTGGCGTAAAGTCGCTAGTTGTACCATTAGTATCGTGAAATGCTTTTACCTTTGCATATATCTTTTGATTATCTACAGACAAATTGTCATATAAATACTCTGCTGTAAAGTTATAGACTTGCCAGGACAATTCCTCTGTAAAACCAAAGGTAGTTTGTACTGACACATCATCAGCAGTTTCAGTAAGTCCTATATAAACTATGTAGTATTCAGGTTGATTATCTTCTAAGCCATCTGATTCCTGCCAACTAACTGTAATGCTACCATCATTGTTTAATGTATTAGTTATACCATAAGGTGTTTGTGTTTCTGTGTGATACGCATAAGCAGGTGTTGTAACTAATAAGAAAGCTGCAAGTAAACTAAAAAACTTTTTCATATTTTACAAGCATCTCCACAGTCATCATCAAATTCGTGTGAAGTATCTACAAACTCTGGGTTGTCTGCAAACATATTGTCTGGAAGTACGAAGTCATCTTCCATTACATTAAGTTGTTTATCAGCACCACCAATGCAGAAATAGCTACAAGCCATCCACTTAATTCTTGTCTTGAAATCTTTTGATTAACCTTTTCGTGTAACTCATCTATGCGTTTGTTTATATCTTGTTGCCCTTCCAATATTAGAGTAAGCATTTCTTTCTGTGTAAATCCATTTCCATTTTGCATTAGGGTAAATCATCTTCCTTAAATGTAATCCAATCCCAATCAGTTTTATTTGGTGATTGATAGTTAGCTATTCTTTTAAGATAGAAACTAAAATCTTTTAAAAAATAACCAAAGATAAAGCCTATTACATATTCCATAATACGATTGTATCATAGGATTTTTTATTCAGGTTTAGGGTTATCTGATTTAACTTTTGCTATGTGGTCTTTCCAAGTAGTTGTTCCATTGACTGCATCTTTATACTGCATATCAAGTTGGTCACCAATAGAACCATAGGCTTCTTGTCTAGCTTGTATATAACCAAACTGTTGTGCTTCCCACTTGCTATTACCTAAATCTATTTTAGCTTGTGCATAATCAGCATCATCAAATTCAAGTCTTTCATTATTAATTTGTTTATATAAAGGTTTAGCATCTTCAATCTCTTGGTCTGCTTGTGCTTGTAGTTCTTCTTTTGTTGCCATATCTCTCCTATGTTACTATATATTTATTTCTTTAGCCCATATAATGTGAAAGTTCCTGCATCTATGTTGCCTGTATCAAAACTAATACTTACTCCATCAACAGTTGTAGTTTGTGTATAAACACCACCACCTTGTGTACCCAAAAAAGTTCCATCATCTGCCAAATAACCATTTTCCATAGTAACAAAAGTATATTCTGAACTGTTATTTGCATTGAAAATATAACAATGTCCATTAAAAGTTTTACCTGCTTCATTTTCTAATGAACCAGATAACCCCCATTGTGCTTGATTAGTAGAAGAAATATTAGAAAATGTTGTATCTGTTCTTAAAAGTTTATAAGCCAAATCATAATCACTATCTGAACTTGCAGTACCACTTTCAGTAACCCTTAAAAATACATCTGCATTAACAGTTGCAGGGCTAACATTATTCATAACCAATAAATACACATCATAAATACTATCAATACTTGTTAAAGTTACACTTGCTACTGCTGAACTAACTATTGTTTCTGATATTTTTATTAAGCTACCTGCCATTATTTAACTCCATATACATTTATTGTTGCACTTATGTTTCCTGTACCTCTATTTAAAAAATTGATTCCAGTTATTTGTTCTGTTGATTTATGAACACCTATGCCTTTATAAGGCAACATATTATTTACATCATAAACTGAAGCATCTTGAAAATTTGTGAAAGTATAACTTGAACTGTCAAATGGATTATATACATAAGCAGTAAACCCTTCGTGAATAGCAGGACCATTTGCGTTACTTGTGTCCATACCACATAAAATGCTTGTGCTAGTTGATGAACCAAAAGTAGATGGTTTTAATTCTTGGTAAGCAGCATAATTTCTCATTTGTAAATCTGCAAAATCATATTCACTATCACTAATAACACTTCCACCACTATCTATAAATCTCATACCACCTGCATTTGAAGTACCTACATATTTCCATTTACTTATTGATACCATATACACATCATAATTATCACTAAAACAATTTGTAACTGATACTGAAGCTACATCACTTCCTGTTTCAGATTTTATAAATTGTAAATTACCTACCATTAGCTATTCCTAATTCCATATAGAGATATTGTGCCTGTAAAATTAGAGCCTGAATTTGAAAAAATTTGTATTGCATTTATTGTTTCTTCTACATTATAAACTCCACTACCAAATCTAAATTCATAATGAACACCTCTCATACTTGAACTGTGCATTGTGTTAAAACTAAATTTTGAGCTATCCCCTAAATTATAAAAGTAATTATATCCATTTGCAGTATCATTAGTTGCAGTATCACTAAGATTACAAACTATTGCAGAAGTGTCTGATGTGCCTTTACTTTCAGTAAAATTTGGGGATGTGTTTCCTACTTGATGTGCCCTTTGGTAATCACTACCACTTTCATAACTACTGCCACCATCATTTGAATATCTTGCATTTAATCTATCACTACCTGAACCATAATCTATATCATTAAAGGTCATAAAGTGTACATTGTATATAGTTTCTTTTATAGAAGTAAAATTTACTGAACTAGCACCTGATATTGTTTGAGTTTCAATTAATTCTAAGTTACCTATATCGCCACCTAGTAGCCCAAACTTAGCTTGACCTATTGGCATATTAACTCCAGTTCTGTTGTGGCATTAAATAATAATTAGTTCCATCAAAAAGAACTGTAACTATATCTATCTTTCCTGACCCTGTTGTCATTGTCCAAGGACTACCTGCCTGTGTCTTAGCAGCAGTTGAATTGATTGTTGAAACAATAGTTCTATCTGTACTGTCTTGTGTAAATCTTACTGTAATAACTGTAGCTCTACCTGCAGGTAAGTTAGTAATTGTCCAAGTAGTTACATTTTCTGATAAAGCAACTGTAAAGAAACCACCTTCAGCAGCGTTAAGAGTTAATGTACCTGAACTAGAAGTAACAGCAGTAACATCTTCTGATACTGTGTTGCTTAATTTTAAAGTATTGTTGGCAGTCTTTTCTGATATTGTATCTACTTTTATTTCACTTGCCATAATCTATCCTTTAGGGTACTTGTCTTTTACTGCTTGTCTTGCTGCTTGTAAATCTGTAAGAGTATCGCCACCATCTAGTAATGCGTGTATGCAATCTTCTATTGATGGGTATTCTACTTGCCTATCTACTTGATATTTATTAGCTACATCTAAAGCATCAAGTCTATCTAATTCTGTTTTAAAATCTGACCAAGTTGGTTTGTTTTCACACTTAACTTTAGTGTCATAGTTATCTTCTGTTATGTCACTAGATGTATCGCCTTTAACCCATATATCAGTAGCATTTAAATTGTTAAGTGCTTTAAAAACATTTTTCATTATATCTCCAATAACATAATGTAGTTTGGATAATCTGATGTGTTTAACCAACCTGACCTAATATTTGTATTTAATATTCCGTGGACAAAAGTATAGGTTGTAGCACTTGTAGTATTTGGTTCATCTTTAAATATAAAAGCACCTGCTGTAAATGTTGCTGCAGCAGCAGTTGATGTTCCTGTTAATCTTCTACCTGTAATAAAATATCCTAAATCAGTACCATTTGCTGCACTACCCTCTGATGCAGTATTGTTTCTATTAACACCTACTTTGCCATCTCTATTTGATACAGCACCACCACTAGAAAATTCATCTTCTTTGTTAATATTTAATACAATTAATATCTTACTTGATGTTGAACTAGGTGTAATACTTGCAGTTAAACTTGTAACAATAGGAAAACCTGCTTGTGTACTTTCTGAACCTGAATTATCAGCATCTGCTATAACTATTTGTTTAATTTTTAAATCACTTGTTAATGCAGCAGTTCCTGTTGTATTAGGAATAGTAATTGTTTTGTCTGAACCTAACGAACCTGCGTTAGTCAATATGGTATAGTTACCACTTCCATCATCTATTTTTATACTACCTGGCATTATGCATCTCCTAATCTAATAAATGAAAATGTTGTTCCATTTTTACCTGAATATCCAAATATTTTAGAACCTGATGCCATACTTGATGTTTGAAATCTTACTTTATGGGTTGATGTATCTGTTACTTCAAAAAATATTTCTACTAAAGCACTACCACCTGCACCTGCATCTCCATCTCCATTTACTGCTGCAAGAGTATAATTAGTATCATCTTCTGTTATTTCTATTTCTATTTGAGTGTATGTATCTGATGCAGATAACATATATGCATTCATCCTAACCCAATAAACACCTGTCTGTGGAAAAGTAAATACACCACTAGATACTGACATAGCTGTGCCTACATCTCCGTGACCAGTTGTTGTACTTGCTCTTTCTAAATTGCTACTAATAGTTCCATCAGTTCCAGTTACATCAGAAGTTAATCTCCATATATCTGCAACAGGAACAGAATTACCACTTGTAATTGAACCATCTTTAATCTTTACACCATCAATGGTTACACCATTTGCACCTGTATATTCATTGATTGTGTTTACTTGTATTTCACTCATAGTATTACCATTGTACCAGCATTTGTTACTGTACCTGTTATTGTAATAGGTCCTGCAAGAACTGTACCCTCTGTTGCAGCTACTGTAAATGTAGCAGATTGTGTTTGATTATGTCTAAACATTCCACCTGCTGCTGTTAATGCAACACCACCTTGATTCCAGTCAGCCATATCTGTATTGTCTAACTCGTAGTGAATACCAGAAGCAACACCATCTGTAATTGTAAAATCTGAATCTCCATCAACTAATGCGTTAGCAGAACCTGAAGCTATCTGGTCTGGATTAACTTTGTAAACTGTACCATCTGTAACATCTTCCATAATTAAGAAGTCATTAGATGTATCTACTGTAACACCTGAACCATCAGCTAAGTTAGATGGGTCAACAGTTAATGTTACATCTCCTGTTGCTGCACCTCCAGCTAAACCAGAGTTTGCATTTGTATTTACTGATGATATATCACCAGTTTCAGCAGCAGCAGCTATTGTTATTCCACCATCAGAGTTTGTAATTGTAATATTAGAACCTGCTGTAAGTGTTCCTACTGCTGGACCAGATGTACCACCAATCAGTAGTTCACCATTTCCATCCATAGCTACTGCAGCTAA